GGGAGCCTACAACGATATGCGGCAGCAGTTGATAGCAACCTATCAAAAACGATTGGATAGCGCCACAGGGACACTTGGGTGCGTTTTCTCTAAACCAATTGGATAGCGCAGGATCAAATCCTACCGCTGGGGGAGCGCAGGCCCCTTAAAGGCCAAGCGACTCCCCACACAAGTGCTACTTCGCTATCTATAGCCCCTACCCCAAGTTATCCACAGGCCAGGGATATAGTAAACGTATAGCCTATACGACCCATGAATAGAAACCGTATGACCATACGGTTCCTATAACTATAGCCTATATCATTTTTATTTATGGCTGTTTTTTACATATACGGAACAAGACTACATATAACTATAGGCTATAGGTATCATCTGTTATAGAATACCTATATCTATATGTCTATAGGGAATCAGACTTATTCACAGGCATCTAGGCTATCGGTTTGCTTATGTTCATAGTTAAAAAGTAATGAACAGATGTTGCATTGATGGTCTAACGAGTGTAGTGTGCAGTTGTGCAGTATCTATCCGTCCTAACTATGAGGGAGTTAACCATGGAAACCAAACCAGTCTATGACTACGAGTTAGTCGATAGCATACGTTTGCTTGAGCAGCAGTATGAGCAACAACTAGAGCAAGCCAGAGCATCTGTGCAAGCGTTAACCCGTAGTGTCAATGCGTTACGCAACCGCCGTCTTGAGTTAGAGATGGTGGAGATGAGTGATGCGTAAACCTATGTGGGCTATTCAGTTAACAAAAGGTAGCCTAGTTGAACATGAGTATTCCGACCATGACTTCAAAGTTGCACTGTTTAAGACCAGAGCGAGGGCGCAGTCATGGTTAGATGACAACCACTTCTGGAAGGTTCGGTCTGCCAGAGTGGTGAAGGTGGTACTAAAGATCGACAAACCGTTCTAACTTATGAGGGGCTGATATGACAACGTTAGATATACACAACGTCACACGTATCTACGTGCTAGACGAAAACAAACCACGGCAGCCGTATGAGTCGGCTAGGCGCACCATCGTTATTCTTACTGAGAACTGTTCGCACAACCTTGAGATTACTACATATTCCAAGGCCAATGGCATACCTGTAATCATAGGAGATCAAGAAGATGAGTGACTTCACGCCTGAAGTACGCAACAACGCCTGGTGGTCTAACGATTCACGCCGTCTAGTCGAGGGCCGTGGTGGAGAGGTGGCAGCAGAAAAGTGGGGAGTCAAGCCACTTGATGACCTATCCAATGTCGAGCAAGTGCAGATGGGCTTGGTCATGCAGGAACCTATCATGCGCGAGTTCGCTAGACGCAATCAAATAAACTTCAAAGACGCTGACTATGCCCTTTATCATCCCAAAGAAACATGGATGGCAAGCCACTTCGACTACATCAGCGAGGATGGTAAGACACTTTACGAGGTCAAGAACCTGGGCGCTCACCAGCGTAAAAAGTACGGTGACAATGGTTCTAGCGACGTTGACCTGGGCTATAGGGTGCAATGCTTGCATGAGGCCACTGTTCACCAGATCGAAAATGTGGTGCTGGTTGTCTGTTTTGGTGGGCAGGAAATCGTGGGTTTCCCGTTGCAATTCTCTGCTGACCAAATGGACTTGCACCTGCGTGAGATGGCAGTAGTTTGGGGCCGCATCCAGGCACGTTCCTTTGATCCTGAGACGATGGGAGATGCTGCCCGTCTGGTCTACCGTCAAGACGATGGCAACAAACTCATAGCCACTCAAAGCCTAGAGCATGCAGCCATGCAACTCAAGGCGCTCAAGGCCCAGATCAAAGACCTAGAGGCGCAGGAAGAGAAGTGGCAGTCGGCTATCCAGGGTTACATGATGGAAGCCGCAGAGTTGGTCACAGTCGATGGGCACGTACTGGCTACATGGAAGACCGCCAAAGCGTCCAAGCGTTTCTCTGCTGACCTATTCAAGTCCTCTATGCCTGACATTTATGAGCAGTTTGTAGTCGAGCAGCCAGGGTCAAGAAGGTTTCTAGTCAAATGAGAGACGTATTGATTAGAGACATGGCAATGATCTTTATTGGCTCTCTGCTGACGGTGGGCGTAATTCTATGGACTCACGTTTCGCCCGAAGACGTAGCCAAAGAAGCATACAAACAAGGGTGGAAGGCGGCGCTTGATGTTACCCGTCCACACGATGACCTGGAGTTTGCCTGTGCTGGTTTATGGTTTGGCAAAGACGGTCCAATCTTTTACAAAATGAGGGAAGAATATGAGCAACGTAAGAACCTTAAATGAGGCTGTAGGGGCCGTGGTGGGTAAGGATGTACTGGACCCTGCTATCCAGGAATCCATCGTCCTGCGTGGCGATCTAAGTGGCTTAAACGAGCAACAGAAGAAAAACTACTACCTGTTTCGCTGCAGGCAGGTAGGGCTTGATCCTGCTGCCAAACCTTTTGACTTACTTAAACTCAACGGCAAGGAGATTCTGTATGCCAACGCAGGAGCAACCCAGCAACTCTGTGCAATTCATCGACTGTCGACTCAGATTACGCACCGAGAAAGGATTGATGACATATACATTGTCTCGGTACGAGTTACTGCGGCTGATGGGCGTGTTAGCGAGAATCAGGGCGCGGTATCCGTCGGAAGTGCAAGAGGTGACGCACTGGCTAATGCAATTCTTAAAGCGACTACGAAAGCCATTAGAAGAGCAGTCCTAGCCCATTGTGGCCTGGGCATGCTCGACGAAACAGAGGTAGAAACCATTCCAGGCGCTGTAAGGGCTGCTCCGATTGTCGAGACTCAAGAGGTGCAGGCCATAGAGCAGCCGGTGGTGGGGATCGTCTTCATGGTGCCTGGTGCCAAAGAACCCTATGCCAAGTACGCAAACAATGAGGATTGGGTCGATGGGTTTTTAACCATGGTGGACAAGATCAATGACTCTAAAAAGTTTTCTATTGCTGACAAGTTTGCAAAGATCGAAGCCCTACATGAGTGCAATGACTTTATCATCGGAATGATTAAGGAAGAGAGTAAGGGCCTCTATGAGGTTCTCAGTCATGGCATAGGCAAGGTTAAGCAAGAGTTAACTTTGGCGCTCAGAGAAGAACACAATGACTAACCTAGACCTGTTTGCTGACGAGCAGGAATATCTAGGCAGGCTTAGAACGTCATGGAATCAGACCATTGAAGGCGAGGGTGGGCACTGCCCGTGTTGTGGGAAGTGGGGCAAGGTTTACAAGATCAAACTGAGCCAGCACCTAGCCCTTTGCCTGAAGTGGATTATTGACCATGGCAACCCTGCTGACCCTTGGGTGGACGTGCAGAACAGTGCGCCCAGGTGGATGCTCAAGAGCAAGACATATCCCCTTCTGGAGCATTGGACTCTGATCGAATCCAAGGGCGCCAGAAGCGGGATATGGGCAGCAACCAACCGAGGCATTGATTTTGTATACCGAGGATTGGAGTTACCCGAAGCGGTTTACATTTATGACAACCGGCGTTGGGGGTTTGATGAGAAGGTGGTGCAGTTCCGTCGGTGCTTCGGCAAGCACTTTGACTTCGATGAGTTAATGAGCGCCCAGTTTAATTGGGCAAAACTGAGAAAGGAGCAGTAAATGAGTGAGTATCAACAACGAGAGCGACAGCCAGGAACGGGCGTGCTGCTGACCAATCGCTTTAAGAAGGGCCAAGGCCCGGACTGGCGTGGAGAGATGAAACTAGAGCGATCCTATGCGGCTGGTGAGACACTTAAACTTGCAGCCTGGACCAAAGAGACTGCGGGCGGTGCCTTGATTAGCCTCAAGGAAGACAATTACGTGCGTCCTGAAGGCCAGGGCAACACCAACCCATTCCCAAGTAAGCGGCGGGATGACGATGGAGATGTGCCCTTCTGATGGCAAAGATTAGCAGACAGCGCGGTGCTACCTATGAACGAGAGGTAGCCAATGAGATATTCGACATGCTTGGGGTGCGGATTAAGCGCAATCTCAAGCAGTATCAGCAGTCCGAAGAGGGCGATTTGATACTGGGGCAATACCTCATTGAGTGCAAACGGCGCAGGAAGATTGCCGTGCATGAGTTTATGGACCAGGCAGAGACTGCCTGTGAGTCAGGGCAGACTCCAATAGTCATCATGCGGGCTGACGGCAAGAAGTCTTTAGCCGTCTTGCACCTGCCTGATCTGCTGAAGTTATTAGCAAATGAGATGGACCCCCATCAGTCACGGGATGAATCCCCGCCTGGGGATAGTTAGGACCACTGCCGGGGCACAGTGGCACCGTGGCTTGCCCCACCTATAAACAATATTAGAGGAAATCATGGCCCATATTTATGTTGCAACGCCTATGTACGGTGGTATGTGTTCAGGCATCTACGTTCAATCCCTGCTTAATCTTGTTTCCCACGCATCAGCAGCCAACCACAAGATTGCATGCTCATTCATGTTTAATGAATCACTAATACCCAGAGGGCGCAACAACCTTGCCCACCAGTTCCTCAAGAGTGAGGCTGACTATTTGTTTTGGATCGACGCTGACATAAAGTTTAGGCCACAGGATGTGCTGCGAATGATTGATGCTGATAAAGACATTATTGGCGGCATCTACCCAAAGAAAGAGATCAACTGGGCACAGGTGAAACAGGCAGTTAATGACGGGAAAGAGAACCTTGCCAACCATACCGGCGCCTTTGTGGTCAATCTGATTGGCGGCGGTAACAACGTCGTGGTCAAGCGAGACGAACCATGCGAGGTAGCAGCCCTGGGCACTGGCTTTATGCTGGTCAAGCGCAGCGTCTTTGAGAAGATGAAAGAGTACACGCCGGTTTACAAAAACGATATGAGCGCCTACAAAACGGGAGAGGAAATCTATGCCTTTTTTGAGACGCCCATAGACCCCGAGTCGGGGCGCCTACTCTCTGAGGACTATCACTTCTGCCACCAGTGGAGAAAGCACGGTGGGACGGTTTATGCGGCCCCTTGGTGCGAGTTGGGGCACATGGGTAGTTACACCTTCGAGGGCACCCTGGTGCCTACTACAGACCCAGTAACAGGAGACGGCGATGGACCAGCGTTGGCATGAGGAAGTAGGCAGAGAACGTGAGTGGATGGCTGACCAGTTAAGGACGCCATGGGCTGTGAAGTTAGACCCTGGTGCAATTAAAATACTAGACCGTGACGGTAGCGTAGTAGCCAAGATGGTCATGGGAGACGATCAATCTGCTGCGCTAACAGCCGGTGAAATAATCGGTTTGATAAACAGCCGATATTAAAAAAATGCCCCTGGGAAGGAGAAGTAACCAGGGGCGAAAGGTCTAAAAGACCCCAGGGAGACTACGGCTGCGAAACCTATCTCTTTTTGGCGGTACGGGCAGAATCCCTAAATGCTTTGGCGGTGGGGGCGCCTTTACTACCCACCTTTCTCATTCTCTCGCCAGAACCTGCTTTGATTCTTTCACGTTTAGCATTGATGTTGGCATAAAGCCCTGGTTTACTCATGTTTGCTCCTCAATTCGGTAAGTCTAGCCCTCAACTGTTGGATTAAAACTTTCTCAGGGGTTGCAAACTCTCCGTACTCTGGGTAACTAAAGAGCCACTCGTATTCGCCCTCGTCTAAGTCTATTGACATTTGCTCTAGCGTTTTATGGTCAGTGTCTACGATATAGATTCTGGCCTGTAGATCGCCTAACGGTAAAATGTCACCATCCCACTCAACAATGTCAATCTGCCCTCGTTGCCATGCAATGTAACTCCAAGGACATTCTTGCTTGATTGAGGCAAAATAACTATCCCAATCTGTTTTACTTTTTGGGTGGTCTATTACCACGCCCACGGCCTCGTCCTGGCATGATTTCCTCCTTTGCTAAAAACAAACGTTACCTACAATTCCATCTGGCTCTAGCGGCTCTGCCACGCTCACCTTTCCATCCCTGACTACGGGCACAAAAGGACTTCTTTCTAGCGGCATCACGCTTGGTTTTAGGATTAGGAGCAGGGGCTTTTAGATTGCTGCCCGTCTCCCGGTTGTACTTCGCCCTACCTTTAGCCGTAAGCCCAGCACCCTTGCTAACGGGTAACTTCTCACCACGACCAACCGCTAAAGAGACATTCTTCTTAGCCATCAGTAACTCCAGACAGTAGGGCGTGAGCCCTCACTAACATCATCAATATGCAGGAAACGTTTGTCACCTTTCTGCTGCACTCCAATACCTTTAAAATTAAGGTCAAGCGCAAGAGAAAGAAGACGGTGGGCATCAGCACCCTGCACCGCTATGTCAGCAGCCTTGCCAATGCTATGGGGGCCAGCAGAAGCCTTCACAGCCTCTACAGGGTGCTGTTTGCACCGATACCCTGAAGTGATGGTCATGGGCTTGTTGTAACGAGTTCTGAGGGTCTGCAAGCGCAACATGAAATTAGGGTCCATCTCTGTCTTGCCACAGTGTCGGCAGGCAAACTCAGACTCCTTGAAGTTCGGATACATGCCCCAGTCAATCACTTCTGCATTCCCTTCCTTGCATAAAAGAGGGTGCGATCACCAAAGAGGTAGAACCCTATGGCTGCCGCAAAGTTATCTATGGCCTCTGACGGGGTGCCATTTAACTTGCTCCAAGCCCAGGTGCCTAAGACTATGACAGCCACGGTGGGGCGCATAAGACGCACAATGGCATCCACCCATGGGTAGGATGGATTGGCACCGCCAGCGTCATTCATAGCCTGGAACATGCGTAGGTCTACATCACGCATCTGCACGTACTGGTCTATGGTTGCAGGCTTAAACTCAGCAGGTGCAACATATTTGTTGATAAGCGCCTTACCTGCCTCGACCGCTAATGGGCCGAAGATGGCAGCGACGCTCAACGGGTCAAACATTAGAAACCCTCACCAGGCGTAACGTAGACAACGGTGTTACTTGCCGAAATCGTTGAAACAAAAAATACATAACCACCAGAATTACTTGTAGACCTCGGTGCAGTAAAAACATGAGTTGAGTTGTTGTGCAATAACATGCCGTACTCTGGCGTTCCGGCAACTGGAATTGCAGCATTGGAAGTGCTTGTTGTGCCAAGCCGTACAAACACTTCTGCTGCAGAACCATTGTGTAGACGCAACTGATTGCAAGGAGAATCGGCTGTTACCGCAACGGTATTAGCGACGTTAGAAGTGTTGATTCTTACCGTCTTGCCCATCTCCTGAAAGGGGATGTTGTTAGCCATTAGATGATCCTTTTGCCACCGGCATTGCCTGGTTTGCTAGTAGGCGATTGCTTCTGATCGGAAGAACCCGAGTAGCAGTGCATGCCCATAAAGCCACCCATGGGGTTAGTGCGGCTAGGTTTCCCAAGCCCGTAGGTGTCTTGAATCGACTGTTGGCGAATGGGTTTGCCTGCAGAGCGATCCATTGCCATGACCGTCGTTTCACTCTTTTTGATCGTCATTTTCATTCTTCTTCCTTTCCCAGTTAATGCACGGTAAAAAAACGCACACGGCAAAGAACCCAGCCATCGCCATCCTCTCCCACGTGGGGTCCCACATGGTCCAGCAGGCCAGCAGGAAACTGCCAACCATAGCCAGGATGGTCAATAACCGCATAGAGATTATCTCCAATGCCACCCTTACTATCTTGAACACAGCCCCGTCCGTCATCATTCTTCTCCTTCTTCCTCGGTTGTATAGAATCCTTTGCCCCATTCATCGTCGCTGATTTTTTGTTTGATCTGTTCAAGTTTCAATGCCCTATCAAGTACCTTGGTCTTGTCAGTTAACGATGCCGTCTGATCCTGCATCACTTCCCGCAACAGTTTGCTTATCGCATCCTCTAACTCGGGGTTGACGCCCTTTAACTTCTTACTCATCTCTCCATCGACCTTCCCTCTTTCTTGTCCCGGCGCATGCGACGATTGCCAAGTAGCATGGAAGTGCCCTTCATAAACTCTCTAGACTCTGTTACTTCCTTGATCTTACGGGCAGTCTCCGTATCTCCAGGCTGAGACTTCTCATACTCACTGCCATCTTTGCCATACTGTTTCATCGCTTTTCCTTCCTGGCTTTACGGGCCGTGGATAACGCTATGGCAACCGCCTGTTTCTGAGGCTTGCCACGCCTCACTTCCTTAGAAATATTTTTGCTAATCGTCTTTTGGCTATAACCTTTAACGAGAGGCATCTGGCGCTCCTAAGTAAGAGTTTGCAAAACTTAATCCTAACGAATCCATTAAACGGCTAGTAGCCATACCACCACCAGCAGCCAATGTATTGCGAATAGCCGTAACCATCAAGCCTGGTCGAAGTTCTGGCGTACCGGAAATTTCAATTAGACGCACCTGACGATCTATATTGTCCAGTTGTGCCTTGCTTGCCAATCCAGCCTTTTCCAACGCAGGTCGCACAGTGCGCCTGTAGTTATTTCCAATTTCTTGGGGGTCCATTCTTGACAATGTAATACGCACGCCCTCTACAAAACTATTCATTAACTGTGGATCGCTTTTAATGACCGGAGCAGCCGCAGCCAATTTGTCTGTATCGCCAGCGGAAATAAGGCTATCAAAGTATCTTGGTTGATCTTGTTGTGGCGTGCGCTGCAACAATCTAGCCTGCACATTAGCGGCAGCACGCGCCTCGTTAGCAGCCCTGGTTGCGGCAGTGGTTGTTTTGCCAGTGATGCCCTCAACTGCACGGGCCTGAACATCCGCTTCTTTGCCTAGTTTGGAAGCCTCTTTGCGCGCCCTGATAGGCAACTCACCAATTTCGGTACGCAGAGCCTTACCAGCCTCAGTAAGCCTGCGGCCCCTGGTTTCAGCAAACCCCAGGCTGTCAATGTAGCGTTTGACAGAGGCTTGCAGATCAGGAAACTCACGCAGCCAATCACGGTTACGGGCCTCAAACTCAGCCGCAGCCTGCGGGGTGCGTACACCTTCTAACTGCCGGGAGACAAAAGACGCAGCCTGCTGCTCTACAAACTTCTTATCACCACCCGTTAACTCAATTAAGTCTTGTACTGATGTACGAGTGGAGAAGTAATTGGTAGGCAGTTTGGCAGGGTCAGTAGCAAAGGATTCTGGGTCATAGCGATCCACGGCAGTCGCTTTCCGACCAGCCGCAGTCTTAAATACGTTTAGTTCTTTAGAAAGAGTTTCGTAATTAGATATAAATTGCTTTTGGTTTGGAGAGTATTCACCCAGTATTTCCGACAATTTTTTGTAAAAATCCTTTGCAATTGTGGCGTCCATGGCTGCCGCACCTTCAGCCGGTGGGGAACGGTAAATTTCTCCCAGGCGACGGCGCAAAGCATCCAAAGACTCAAAACTAACCTTGGGCGTCACCGCCACACCCCCGACCTCACCTTGAGTCGGTTTGAGTACGCTATAAATTTCCTGTAAGGTGCGCCTGGTTCTAGGCTCAGTCATCTCGGCAAAAGGTGCCTCTAGCCTAGCCTCGCCAATGCCCAAACGCTTTTGCAAGTCGGCAATCATTTCCTGATAAATAGGGCCGCTTTTAGGGTCAGCGTCTACACCAATTCCCGCACCCTGTTTAGCATCGACCTCGGCTGCCACAGCCCTTTTGTCCGTGTCGGCCTGTTTAGAACGCCGCGTGAGCCTGTCACCTTGCACCGTGGTTATGCGGTCACGCAGTGCTTGACCTACATCCGTGGCTTCCCGTGGCTCACCAACGGCACGGCGGGTTGTCTCGCCTATTGTGGTTTGCTCACCAAAACGCTGCTCCTGCTTGATTCTTCTTAACGCCAGTTGACGCTGCTCTACCTGCTGATTGGCTCTAAACAGCAATGCGGCAGCCTGGTCGGTTGCACGCTTGCGTATCTGTGCAGCCTGTTGCGCTGCATCAGGGCCAAGACGGGCAATCTCAGCCTCGGCAGTTGACATAATCTGGTTTGCTTGCGCCTGACCACGACTACGAATGGCTTGCACTTCATCATCTAAGGCACGCACAACTTGGTCTATGGCCTCTCTGGACTCGGCAGGCTTGCCACCACGTAGCCTCTCTGCAAAACTTCTTGCAGCGTCACCGAAACCACCTTCTCTTGCATCCGCAATAGATTTGTTCAAAAACGGAAGTCTGGAAAGAAACTGACCTAACGCAGTAGGAGCAACCATGCCACCAACAACGCTTGCGCCAATAGACACTGGCTCCGGTGCGCCCATGGCGCTAGTTGTTTGATACAGCGTTTCACCAACGCCACCACCTACAGCGCCTTCAGCGGCGAGTACGCCCCGACGCCTTCTTCCAGCCTCTGCAGCCACTTCCATACCGCGACCCAACGTGCCAGCAGCAGGCTGACCAAAGGGTAAAACCTGCAATGCTCTGCCACCGTACCTCAAGATTTCGGGTGTAACAGTGCCCAAAGCACCGCCGTAAACCGTGCTTTCAGGAATTTTTGCTACGTCAAATTCGGGGGTTGTTGCGCCAGATGGTTCAAACGCAAAGTCTGTGCCAATTGGTGTAGGCACCTCTTGAGCAAATATGTCCCTGCCGCGCTGTGCAGATGCTGCTGCCGTGTCGCCTAGTATGTCTCTAGCCATTATTCCCCCTCAATGGTGAAACCACGCCTACGGGCCTCTGCTATTACATCTTCAACTGTCATGTTGCGTTGTCGCGCCGTAAAGTCAATGTCTTCTCTTGTAATGGTTTGAGGTGCCTGAGAAGGTCTGCTAGGACTTGCGCCACCAGCACGACGCCCCTCAATGCTTCTGAAGTATTCTTCATAAGAGTTGGCACGGTTGCGGTTTTTAACAATTTGGCCCTTGTCATCTTGAATCAGAATTGGGTTGTTGTTGATGTACTGCTCCCACAAGTCATCAGCGCCAGACAGCGTGCGGTTGACGCTGAAGTAACGCTCAAAAAACTTGGAACGCTCTATTGCCCTTTCAGCAGCAATCCTATTGGCTTCAATCAGGTCAAAGTTGGTCTGCATGGGGCGTCCAAGGTCCAAGTTAGCCTGTGCAAACAACTGGCGCTCAAAGTTAGAAATCTGGCCCTCACCAGGCACGTAGGCGTTACGCTGCATAGCAGCAGCAATCGTTCTAAATGTAGACGCATCAGGGTCTTGAGAAGTCCTAATGTCCTGCATAATCCCACCGATTACTGGCAAACCGTAAATGCCACCAGTCGGCTGACCACCCTTGGCAATAATGTTTTTAAGCGCCTGCTCTGCCTTGTCCATGTCGCTTCTAATGGTTCGCTGTTTGTTACTGTCTGTTATCAATTGTTGACGAACAGTTTTAGCAAGCGCAGCCTCTTCTTTTCTGGTATCCGCAAGGTCTTTGCCCTGCAATCCCTCGTAAATATCAATTTGCGCCAATGGAACGCCTGACGGATGAAGGATGATTTCTTCTGTAAATCCTGGTGTGCCCATTCTTCCACCGGGTCCAGCAGCGGCGCTTCTAGCAGATGGTTTGGCCTTCTCCAACGCCACTCGATCAGCAGCCTCGGCAGCCTTGTTAAACAAGTCATACGCCTTGGCAAAGTTGCCTGCACGCAGTTCAGCCGCAATGATTCCTTTGCCCAGGTTTCCTTCAATAAGTTTGGCTTCTACCAATGCTGCATTGCGGTCCTTGCTCAGTAGGTCGATCATGCGATCAAACCTGTCTTTGAGCATTTTATTGTTGTCTAGGCGCTGCTTTTCCTGCTCATCAAACCGCATCCGGGCAGCCTCAAAATCATTTATCAGGCCCTGCTCTTCAGCGTTCTGCATGGCCTCAATTGCTTTGAGTTGCCCCATGGCAGAGGTTTTGGCTATACCACCAAGCAGCACAGCAGAGATAAGACGAGTGGCAGAGTTTTTGGCATAGTCTGCAGCAGTGTATTTGGGAGCCTCAAAGACTCCACGTTGTTGCAAACCAGCCTCTAGTTGCTGACCAGCCATGCGGGTGCCACGCGCAACACCACGCTCTGCTTCTGTCTCTTTGCGAATCTTTTCTTGGTCACGCTCAAAAGCGCCCATCTTGGCTTCTGCTTCCGCTTCTGCTGCACCACGGAATAGGGCAGGCATCTCTTTTCTAGCAACTGCACCACGGGCTTCTACGCTAGGTGCAGCGCCAAAACGAGTCAATCTCTCAGGCAGGGTGCCTAAAGTATCCGGCAGGGTACTGGTCTGATTCTCTGGACTAGCCATTAACCTCTCCTTGGGGGCGCCTCAGTGCGGGTTGCAGCACTAATCTCTTTGGCTAGGATGTTGCCAAACAGGGCAGCCAACTCTTTGTCTGCAGCAAGTTCAGCAGCAATAGCACGGCGCTCATAGTCATCGGCAATTCCTGCTAATTTAAGCGCCTGGTCAAAACTCTCTTGCCTTGCCACGCTACGGGCACGGGTTTGCTGACCAGCCAAAATTCCAGCCGCAGCACTACCAGCGCCCAGATTCTGGGCACTCAGTCCTTGACGGGCACGTGCCTGGGAAATCTCCATCTCCCTAGCCTGTTGAGGCGTTAACCCGCCACCTTGGGCACGGGCCATAGCCTCAGACTGAGCAGCACGGAAGGGAACAGCACGGGCACGCTCTGCAGCGGCCTGGGCTTCACGTTGCCGATTGGCACGTTGAGCAAGTAGCGCCTGCCCGATCAAATTAACACCGGCACCACCAATTCTAGTTAGATTGGGATAGCGGTTAAGGACGGCCTGCAGTTCCTCAAGACGGCGCTCACCACGTCTAAATATGTTCTCATCCTCTTCGCCAACAGCCCTGCCAAGGGGCGCTGGGGCACCACGCTGTGCATCAGCCAGGGCCATCTCATATTGAGCATCAGCAGGCAGGTAAGACGGCTCTTGAAGGCCTGCTGCTACCTGACCATAACTGGGGTATTGCTGGTCAAAACTAGGGAAAGGAGCGTCTACTTCCCCATAAGAAGGTTGGTTGAAGTTTGGGAATGTTGCGTCAAAACCCTCATAATTTGCAGCAGGACTGTAATCACGCTCAGAAGCCAATAACTCGCCGTAGTCATCTTGAAACTCCGGTAGCCCAGTCATCGGGTTAATGTCTCCGCTGCCGCCCATCTCCCTGAGTTTGGCAGCCTCTTCAGGCGTGATATGGGCAAGAATCTTGTCCTCTCCACGCCCGAATCGACGGATCATCTCGGCTAACTGAGCAACATCAGCGCCACCACCGAACATCATCTTTAGAGTATTCATCTTAGAGTCCTAACGCTTTACGCAGACGCAGAGAACGGACGTTCCATACCTCTTGCTGTTGCCCCGGATCACCACCAAACGTGGGTTCTTTGTCACCAATAATGGCGCTGTAACCCTGCCCAACCTGCCTTGGAGTCAATGAAGTAGGACCACGACGGGCAACCTGCTCGGCAACAATAGGAGTGCCAAAGACACGTGGCGTTACAGGACGCTCACCCTCGCCTTCACCACCCCCAAGTTCCATCTCACCCTCGGGAATTGCTTCACCTTTAACAACTGTTTCGGGCAATGTTTCCTCTCCAGCGCCCTCACCACCTTCAGCGCGGTCCATGCCAAGACGAATCAGATCAAGAATTTCTTCATCACTAATTTCCTCTGCATCGGCCTCAACTACCACGTCAGGCAGCCTTTGATCGCCTTCACCCTCTGTTTCTCTTGGCTCGGCAGGACGAGTGGCCTCTTGACGGCGGCGTTGACCAGCACGCACCAGGTCAATCAACTGGGCATCGGTCAACTCACCAACATCCATGTCGGCAGTAACTTCAACAGGCGGCAATGTTGTCTCTGGCATTTCGCCTCGACCACCGACCCTGTCTTCAGAACTAAAGTCACCAACACCCTCAATGTCAATACGTAGCGGCGGCCTGTCAGACATGCCTGCTTCAGCAACCTGCACACCAGTGCGCGGTCCCTTACCCTCAATAGCAGACAGTTCTTCTTGCAACAACTGGTACGTAGCATCAGCCAACTCTTCCCGAGTCATGGGCTGATCTTTGGGTTTGCTGGTAAGAGACTTGGTTATGTCAGAAATACCTTGTTGGGCAAGTGCCATCCCCACGTCACCACCTTGAGCAGCAACCTGGCCTGCACGTTCTGCATAACGAACAGCCATCTCACTGTCAGTCAATTCAGCAGCGGCCTGTCCTGCAAGAGTTCCACCTGCTCCACCGGCTGCGCCGAGTAGCGCGGTTTTACCAATGTCACCGCCCTGAATAGCAGCGGCAGTGGCCCCTGCAGCGCCAGATGAAATGGTATTGACCACTGTTTGCTGCATGGCGTTAGACATGCCAGAACCAGCAACGGCCTGTGCAGTGGCGCCGCCAACAGCCTTACCGACCTGGGGAGCAACATAGGCCGTCAAAGCAGCCTTGCCAATATCTTCTAAGTCACCACCCTGGCTTGCAGTAATAGCGGCAGCCGTAATCGGTGGAGTAATGGCTGCAATTGTTGCAGCAGATGCGCCAGCAGCCGTACCAACCGCACCTACGGCGTATGGAGCAGCAACAGCGATAACAATAATTTCAGGGTTCTCAACAACGGTTTCAACAACATTAACGACGGCCTCGCCAACATCTTCCAAAACATCTCCAACGCCTTCTACAACGTCGCTAACGACATTGGTAACTGCCTTAACTACTGCTGACATTAATCGGCCCCCCTTAATGGCCCACACTGGACCGTTACTTGGAAGCCCCCGTCACTCGTTTCCTGTACCTTGTAACCCATGTCTGGATTGGGTGGATTGCGCGAAATTGCTCTAAAAATGTTGAGCAAGGATGAGTCTTGAAAGGTTGTTGCCACCGTATCAAACCCAAGTTTGTAGCAGGCACGAATAAACTCGTTCCCGTTTTCAATGAAGTTTGGCGCTGTATCAGCGTTTAAGGCACGGAACCAACCCACTCTTGGCTCTGCTTTGTGCAGAATAAACAGTGTGTTGCCCTGCCGAATAAACAAAGTGTTGGGCATTTGCAGTTCAGTGTTAATCATCTGAACCAGTTGTCCATAGTCAACATTAGCATCAGTGTTCATCCCAGCAATGCCGATAATATCCTCTGGCGTTAACATCTCGCTTTTACTGTCTACCATTTGCATCGGCATTACCTCACAGGTTCAAAGATAGCCGCAGAGTAAACATTGCCCATTCCTGCCGCTACACTCAACACTAAGCCATCTGGAGCCTCACAGTCCTCGGACAAGAAAACATCGTCCTTCTCAGTCCTGTTGGCTATTCCTGGTACAACACCATACGCCAAATTGTCAAGCAAAAGTAGGGTTTCTAGCAACCCCGAAGCGCCCATCGTATGTCCTATTTTTTGCTTGTAAGACGTGGCTACGAAGTCTTTAAGTGATCTTTGTAACCCAGCCTTTTCCGAGGCGTTGTTTGATTTGGTGCCCGTGCCATGAGTCTTAACAATAGTGATTTCACTTGCATGAACTTGACCATAAGTTAACGCTCCATCTATTGCATCAGAATATCCCTTGCCATCTTCTCTCTGCCCTATGGCATTGCTCAGTTTCTCGGCAGAGTGGCAGGCAGAAACCAGCCTAGCCTTGGGATGTAGCCCGTAGTAAGCCACCTCTTTCTCGCTCATCAGGACCGCAAATGCAGCGCCCTGGCCCACGTAGAACCCGCCATTCACGCTATCAAATGCGCTTGGCATGATTTTTTCCTCTTCTTCCCGTTTTTTGGTCAGGCAAGCACCCGAGTCTCCAAAGAACTCTAGGACTGAGTTGGTCACTGCATCCTCGACCGACAGGATCACAAAACGGGTGTAGCCAAACTGCTCCAGCATCAGGCAGTCTTGCAACACCTTGAGGCTGGATACGCAGGCAGTGGCATCCGTGGAAATGTAGTCTGGCTCACATATTTGCTGGGCCATCCTACCTGCATACACATTGGTCAGGGTAAACGGCAGGAACTTGTAGACGTAATGCAGCCGAGTGTCTTTCTGGTTGTCCCTGGGGTTGATGCCAGCAAAGTGCTGGTTGCCACCGGCAAGGATGAACGCCGTCTTCCCTATACTAGGGTTTTCCCTAATCCATGAAATTTTTTCTGGGGGCAGGACCATATCTGCAAGGATATGGGGAGCGTAAGTGAAGCCAGTCTTGGCTTTTTGGTACGTTTGGGGCAGCCAATGCACCCGCTGGGGGTGGATTATTTCGTCAAATAACTCGGTTTTGGTGCTGTAGGCAGTGAATCCATGGGTCAGATAGAGGCTCATTTAAGGTTCTCAATGACCTTATCCACGTCGATTGACTCCACAGTGGCATTGGCAAGCAGGAAAGCCTTTAGATCGCCTACAGAGCGCACCTGCATGGTCTTGCCAACCTCTTCTGGCACGCCAAATATGTCGCACATGTACATGCCAATGATGATGGTATCCAGGCTGTCTACATTGAGGCTTGGCAGTAGATCATCTAATGATCCTGCCGGTATTGGCGGGTTGTTTGGCGTCTTGGCTAGGACCGCACAAGCATCGAATAAACGGAAGAAGTCTGCATCAGCAATCATGTCACCCCCAACGATCTTGCTATTTGTTCATGGATTAACAGATGACTGTTTACCCAATCATAAAAGTCATCCTCTTGGTTGAAGTCCAAGTCCAGCAAGTTAAATGGATCATTCAAGTTAAGGATTGTAGCAAAGCGTTGGTGTTCAAGTTGATGTATTTGCAACCAATCGTCTAGGTCTTGAGGATCGGCGTCAATAAGAGGGTAGCGTGGGACGCTAAAACCAGCGTCAGTCAGACGCTCACAGAAGACTTGATGCTGGATGCCATTCTCAAAAAGAAAGTCTCTAAGGCTGTCTGGCTCCCCAAAGATAGGGGTTGCCAGGGCGTCCATGTTGAGGCTCATTTGTCTACCTTAGTCTCCAGGCGGTCAAATATCTTGCCCAACATGCCTTTGATCTCAACAATGTCCTCTCGGTAGTCATCTTTGGTCACATACCTCAAGGGCATATCCTTAACGCTGTCCTCAATCTTTTCGACGGACGTACTAAGTCTATTAAGGATCCACATGCCAAAGGCACCAGCCGCACCAAATCCAAGGTTAATGAGCCATTGAGGGTCCACTCTTACACTCCGTAGTAAGGAATTTTCTTGGTTGCACCGTTGATTACCACCGAAACATAACCTTCAGGGTTCAATGGCAGACTGGGATCAGGCATAGCAGCCGTATTAGCCGTAGCAAGGTTTGCATACAAGTTAGCGGTTACTGTTACGTTTGAGGCTGAAACATTGGTTACAGCCACATTCCCACCAGTAATTGCTACTGCATTGGCGTTCTGAGTCGCCATAGTGCCCAAGCCAGTGACATTGGCTGTGGATATGCTAATGGCAACATTGGCAGCAGAGGTTAGGCGCCCTTGGGCATCAACAGTAAATTGAGCCACATTGTTTGCATCCCCATAGGTTGCGGGACTTACAGCCGTGTTAGCCAAGTCAATCGTGACGTTGGCAGCCAGGTTGCCACCACCGTCCAGCCCAACGCCTGCAATGATTTCAACCGTGTTGGCAGCCGCACCCACATTGGCAGCAGTTAGAATCACCGCACCAGTCTGCCCGTTGACGCTGATAACAGCCTCAGTGTTGTCTACCTTTTCCCAGACCGAGCCATTAAAAATGGCCCAATCACCAGCCACCCAGTCTGTAATGCCATTGAGGTTTGTATTGCCAGCAACCGAGACAACATAGTAGTCGCCCTTGGTTCCGACACTAGAGGTTAGCGTAGGCGTGTTTGTAGAGGCATCCCACGTACCTTGATATACAACCGCCCCTACCGCTGCACCACCGCCACCCGCAACCTTTAGCATGATCTACTCCTTAGAGGCCATCACCCGGCGTGATGTAAATTTCAGCCGTGCCTGTTGAAGTACGGGCTGTAAAAAATCCATTGGGAATAAAGGACAGAATCTCATCCGTGTTTGGCAGCAACGGTATGCAGTTTTTTGAGTTTGCACCATCGCCAGTCGGAATCACACAGTTTGTCGTTGCCTGGGCAGCCGTAGCCGCATAGGACAGGAACGCTGTAGTAGTGGTCGAGAGGTTGATGATGCGGTACTGGTTGCCACCCAGGGTTGTGCTAGAAACCTGAATAGGCGTAGGAGGGCTAGAAGCAGCCGTCATTTTGCAGGTGTTACCGAGTACGGTAAAAGCGTTCAGTCCCATTTAATTCTCCCAAGGCCAATTTTGTGAGCCTACTACAGCAATCAATTCCTCAACGTTTTTACAAGCGGCTATAGCAGCCTCTAAACGGTCTGTCTCAGCAATGATGGCATTGCGTGTATCTGCCACTGCATCAGGCACTGCCACACCCCTCTCAGCCTGCCTAATGACCATCCAATCGGTTTGTGCTAGCATCTTGTTGGCAGTGTCCTTTACCTGGGCAGTCCATTGGCTTTTAAGCCCCTTGGTGACTAGACGCTTGTCTGAGTCCACCATCACTGGTTCACCATCAACCTCGCGAAGCACTTTGACATAAAGCGGGTTGCCATCCTCGTCCACTTCCTCGCGGTCATTGAGCAACTTGGGATTGTCTACGCCCCAGTAGAAGCGTTGATCGTAGTCTGGGCTTCTAGGCTCAAAAGGATCAGGGTCATTGGTTTCTACAATGCCAATCTTCTGACGCACCGAAGCATTAAGTAGGTTTTCGTAGCGCACACCATCACTACGGAAAAACTCTCTATAGATGTTTACTGGTTGTCCGTTGTATTGAAACATGATTAGTTCCTTGTGTTAAATGCTCATCGGGCGAGAGCGACTTTAAAAGCGTTTTCAGCGAAGGCTGCGTAGATGTAGGTTGCGCCACTTGCATTTTGGTGTGCGTCTGAATTTCTAAGTTTGAATCCGTTGGACAACATATCCCAACCACTTTCCGTTGACTCTGCTCCTGATGTTGATGGCACTAAATGTTTGTTTGCTTGATTAAAGGTACTTCTTGCCGAATCAATTAAACGCCAGTTTTCACCAGACGCACTTGATTGTTTTATAAGCACCCACGCTGGCCTAAACCCCGTGAACACAAACGGCCCGTCCGCACTTCCATTGCCCGTGTAACTCCCGAAGGCAGAATACCCAGCGACAGGGGCGAAACAGTAGGCGACGTAGGCAGAATTTAATTCATTTTGGTTCTGTTGTGACCCAAGAGAAAATACGGAAGATGTTGGGGAAGTGTTGTTCCAAAAAGTAGAATTTGTAACTGATGCGTTAGTTAAATTTAATCGAATTGCGGCAGTGTTACCAATTGAAATATGATAAACACCCCAATCGTTTACTCCTGAACTAGCGCCTCCTGATCTTGACTTAAATATCATCATGCTTGGCGCAACACCCAACCCATGCCCCACAGTCGCATTAGCACCTGTTCCCGTATAAGTCACAATGCTAAACCCGCTGGTCGTATTCACAGACACAGTGCTAGTGATTGTCCCTGCGGTGTTGCTAGACCCTGCTCCGTTGGCTTTCCAGTTCCATGCGACAAATGTTCGAGCAGACCCGTTTGTTCCAACGTCTGAACCCAAACTAAAACCATCTGAAATAAATGCTGTTAATTGTTGTGCTTCAATAGATTCTGCATCTGTTAAATTTGAACTAATTGTTTTTGTGGCTCCACGAACACTATCAAAAATTCTATGGATAGTTGCGTTACTTCTGCTTTTTAACCATACCCAATCAGGTTGAAAACCCACACCAGTAATGTCACGGCTGCTTGCTCCATCACCAGTCCACAACACAGTATTAAAGTATTCCCCACCATCGACAATAGTCGGATCAGGCAAGTTCTGTGTGCAGAGTGCTTTGAATCCAGAGGGTGCGGTGTAGGCGAATGGACGCTGACCGAAGTTGGTGGTGAATGTGCAAGTGGCATTTGCGTCACCCAAATACGGAGTCAATTGCTTGCCGGTCAAACCACTGAACGCCTGCCCCTGAGAGACTCCATTTTTGTAAAAAGTAACAGTTCCGTTATCCATGTCCAAAGCAACACCGATAACATCGTTATCTCCGAATGTTGCTCCGTAATTTACACCAGCAGCGTTAGTGTATTTTTGACCGTTAAATCCGTAATACGCCCACCCATTTGAGCCAAGCCATGAACCGCTAGATGGTGCAACCGTGATGTCTGAAATGCCAACCATGTATTGATTGATACCCGAGTCTGATACGCAGGTCACTTCCCAGTACCATTTGCCAGACGAAACCGCAAAGGTTCCTCTAGTCGTAAGACCTTGTGATGCTGGAGTGACAACCCTCAAGTTTCCATCTGATAGCGTTCCAGAACTACCAAGCGGGTTCATGGTCATGTAATTCCCCCGCACCTCTCCGCCATTTTGAGCGTCTGTGCCATAGGGTGTCGGAGTATCCACCAGAGAATCATTACCAGCACCCGCAGTCACCGAGAAGTTGTTCGGTGTCCAGTTGTTGCCGTTGCCGCTAGAGTCCTTGCCTAGCGTTGTCGAGGTGGTTCCTGAGTTGTCAGAGAAGTTGAGATAGAACCCGTTGGTTCCATAAGTGCCTGTGTATTCGATGGGTTGCCATACTCCTGTGGTGGCGTTGTATTCACCGAAGTCAGATGGGGTGAGGGCTTGCCCGCCAATAAAGTTGATCTCGGTGAGGTAGCCGTTAAAATACGCACCCGGCCCCGTTTCCTGCCTACCGATACTTTGTAAAGTGTTATTATTGATTTGAAGGTCGGCA